GCTTGATTAATTTTGTTTTGCTCAAGATTTTGTTGTTGTCCGCCCATTGCTGACATTTGATTTTGACGGGCAATATCATTTGCTTGTTGGGTAGCACCTAGTTGACCTAATTGCGCTCCTGCACCCATAGCCTGACCAAGACCTTGCATACCTAAGCTAGCGCCATATTGCTGTGACTGCATGGCTTTGTCGTAGGCTGCTTGTGACCCTTGAGTTTGGATATTAGATAGATTGGTTAATAAATTGCGTTCCCGTTCAGTATTGGCAAGAAGCTGTCTAGCACCACCATAAGTACCTTGACGAGCTGCCCCTAAGTTTTGAGCTTGTTGTGCCATCTGTGCTTCACGAATTGCTGAGGATTTAGCAAAATCGGTAACATTTTGTTGATAGGGTGACATATAAGACTGCGTTGTATTTGACGCATCAAATATAGGATTACGATTTACATCAAACATCGCATTACCAGCACTATCTACTCTTTGTTTATTTGTTACATTTTGCGTGTATTGATTTCCAGCCTGAAGCGATCTCAGGCCAGCTGCGCCTGTTAATCCACTGCCTAAAGCAAACTGACCTGGTTGCTGCATTGCACCAGCATCAAACTGAGCCTGTTGCTGAAGTGGGGAAAATCCAGCAAAGTAATCGTTAACATTCCCGCTATATGGTGTATATGGCGTAAGACCAGTAAGATCATAGCCACCCTCTGGAGTTTTTTTACCGTTAAACAACTGTTGCTGAGTTGCCTCAAACATATTTGTTACATACGGCTTCGCATACTCAGGAATATTTGAAGTTACTGTAGTGTTTTGGCTTGGACCTGGAGATCCGCCACCGCCTTTACCCATATCTGCTCCTTATACTGGCAACTCAAAAGTTACCCAATGTTGTTTATACCCATCAGTACTAAATATTTTAGCCCAGCCAGCTCTGGCTGTAGCCTCAATTCCATCACACCCCATGTCTTTTGCAAATTTTTGCAACAAACTTAACATGGGTGTTTTCCATTCTTTTAAATCATGCCCACCACAAAAAGCCATACATAAGACTTTACGCTTAGGGTAGCTAACTATGTTAGTTACTACTGCACCTTTTATACCTGTTGCATCAAAAGCAACCCACAATTGGTAATCATGCTCTACTACTGAATCATAAATATCATCACTTGTATACCTACCATAAGTATACTTTGCTGCTCTTTCCATAAAAGGTTCTATTTTTGCCCAGCAAGTATCAATAAACTGTGTTGGAACTAAAGAAACCTCAATCATTTAGTGTTATTACTACCCTCTTTTATGTTTTTTGCGGTTTATGGACATTAAGCCACCAGCCCGATCACCAGAAGGAGAATACGAAACAGGAGCGACAGGAGCCGCCTCAACAACGGGGGTTGCAGGTTTTGAAGCATCAGCAACTGGAGTATTCAAAACTAAATTATTTTGTGGTGGTGGTATATATCTATACGGCTCAGATACAAAATTAGCTGGGTTAACAAAATTAGCTGGTGGTGGTCCATATTGGTCCATCATATTTTTGTACAAAAACTGTAAACCTTCATCTGAATAAGGGTCCTGCACAGAAGGTGGCATGTTAGCAATACCACGAGTAGTTGGCGTATATGCTACTCTGTATGGATTATCCCTATTTAGGGTATTTACTAAGTCAGTACGTTTTTGAATTAAATTTTCTGGAGTTAACAAATTTGATGTGCGGTCACGAGTATCAACACCATTATAATTAGCATAGTTAAACGGCACTGTTAAACCTGCTTTTTGATACGCATCGGTTAAAACTCTATTGCTTTGGTAATAACCAGGATCTTGCTTGCTTAACACTGCTTGGCGACCCACTGCTTCTGCTTGTGCATCTGCTAAAGTTTTAGCTTCACCAATTTGCTGACCATAAATAGCATCAATAACAACTTGTCCTTTTGGATTTGCAAGTGCTGCTCTTATTTCTGCTGGGGTCTTTGCAGTCTTTAAACTAGATGTTAAATTGTTAAATTCTGATGCAGTAAGCGTTCCATTATCACGAGCAGTATTAATAGCTGCCTGTATGTGCGGCATATTTAATATGTCTTTTCCTGGAGTGGTTGCATAAGCATCTTTTCCAGAATTAGCGGTGTAAACGCCATTTATAAAGTTACTTACAACTGCTTGTTGCGTTACAGGGGTTGTGAATTGAGCTTTTCTACCACCTATCATTGACACATTTTGTGCATCAGGAGCTATATCGTAAATGCTTTGGTTGGAATAGTAACCAGCATAAGGATCAGACTCTAATGAATTTAACTGCATATTAGTAAAAGGTTGAGTAATACCCCGTGTAGTTTGTTCTGGTGCTGCTGCTGCTTTAATACTGTCTATCAACTGTTGATTGTTCAGTCCTTGGTCTTGTGCTACAGACATCCAATACTGAAGACCTGCTGGCTCTGGGTTTCTACCCAATGCTTGTCTATACGCAGAAGCAGCTGATTGAACGTCCATTTGCTGACCTTCTAGGGATTGAGCAATAGAATTTTTTATATCTGCTAGGCTAGTGCCATTAGCTAAGGCATTAGAATAAAAAGCAGCGCCTCCAGCGTCTGGTGCACGACCCAATTGTTCTTGATATATTTGAGCAATTACAGGATCAATAGTGCCACCGTCAGCATATCCAACCGTGCCACCATTAACACCACCACCCATTGCAAAATTTTGTGTGTAGCGAACACCGCCAGATTTACTGCGACCCATAGGGTCTTGCTCATAATAAGCAGATAAATTAGAATCTTTATCTAATTTTCTACTCACTCCGCCACCAATTTTACGAATGGCTTCTAAAGTATTTCGATCATAAGGGCTACGTTGAATATCGGCCATTAAGTTCAAACGTGTTTCTGGATCTAATTGTTTGCCAATAGAAGCTATTCCACCATAATTTTGTAAATTATCAACCCGTGGGTTTACTCTCACGTAATCAGAAGATTCTTCTTCAAAATCTTTACCATTTTTTAAAGCATTGTTACGTTTAGCTTCCATATAGGATCTGGCCATTCTGTCACCATACTGATTTCCTTCAATCATGCCCTGTAAAGGAGGAGACATAGAGGCCGCATAATTAGGCATATTCTTCATCAAAAATTTTTGATCGTCCATAGAATCCATAGCCATACGCAAATCTTCTGTAGAAGAATGTTTTAAATTTTTCATTATATTTTTGCGCATTTTTTCTTCATCATCTGAAGTAGCATCTCCACCTCCAGAATACCCAGCTATACCGCCAGATGCTTTTTTAACAGGCAAATACTTATCAACATTAATTTCTGGGGCTTGCTTTTTTTTACCAGTGCGAGCTTGGCGAATATTGTCCATCATGCTATACAAACGTTTTGCACCAGCATCGGTAGATCCGTTGCCTAAATGAGACACCACATCAGCAGGAACTACAAACTCCCCATCGGCTAAACGAGCAGGTTGTCTACCACCAATAACACCAGGAATGGAGTCAGACATCCCATCACCAGGACCTTTAAGCATTCTGCCGCCATCAGAATACCCGCCTAAACCAGCAATGCCTCCATTAGCCATGTTAAAACCACCTGCAGCCATACCAACATTGTCCGAACCAGTTTCATCATCAAATGAATGAGGAACATTAGAATTCATAATGCCACCTACCGCTGCGTAAGTAGGTCTGTAGTATGGGCTAGGTTGTGACGCTCTAGAAGGCTGATAGTCAGAGCTTATTTTGTAACCTTTTAAACGTTTATCATATTCGTCTTCTTTATAACCACCACCAGCGGATGGACGTTTTTGATTACCCAATAACTGTAAGGCTGTTGTACCAGCTAAACCATAACCAAGCATTTTCATTCCACTTAGGCCAGCAGTAGTACCAGCTCCAGTAGTACCTAAAGTTCCTGCTACGCTTGGAAGAGAGGACGCAGTTAATCCGCCAATTCCAGTAGCAACAGGAGCGCCTACAGCAGAAGGTGCTAATTGCAATGCGGAATTAGCGCCCATAGAACCACCAGCTCCAGATGTTGCAGATAAACCAGCTCCACCACCGCCACCGCCACCAACGCCAGCAGCAACAGGAGCAGTAGCAGGAGCACCAAAGAATGGTCCAGCCATAGCTGCTTGAGTAGCGGCATTACCAGCACCCATAGAGCCAATGCCATATGCGCCAGCGCCACCAATAGCAGCACCAGTTAACATACTGTTTAATATATTGCCATCGCCAGTAATAGCGCTATAACCACCGCCTACTCCAGCACCAATAAGTGCGCCACCGCCAACAACAGCAGCTGTGCCTTCTAAACCAACTGCTCCTCCTACGAGTAGAGCTACGTCAACGAATGCCATATTAGTTTCCTTCCTCTAATAGATTCTTAGAGTTATCTACAAACATATTTTCTAATTTTTGAATATCTGTCTCATCCGTTGAGTAAATATTTTGAAATATTACTGTCTCAATAATGTAAGCTACCTTACGACCAGGCTTTGCCATAAAAGTCATAGGGGCTATTAGCTCATATCTTGAGCCATCTGGATTCACAATAATCATGCGTCCAGACATCATATTACACAGGTGTTCTACTTTGTGATGTTTGCCAACAATTACTGAGCCAGCTGGCATGGTAATTTCTTTAATATACAGACCTGGACCAAAATGGTGTTTTTCTTCGCACTTGATCTGCTGGATATCTTTACTGGTACCAAGCAAAACTCCTACCTTCTTTTCTAGAAAGCTAGATATCTTTGTTTTAGATACAGTTAAATTCATATTGTTGCCTTGAATTTGTACTTAGGGTTATTTGATTCTTCTATTCTTGCGCCTAATTTTTGAAATATTTGGGCAGTAATTGGCGCTGGAATTGTGTCATAAACCGTATTAATGCCTTTATCTTTTAAATACTTATAGAAATAGCGCATGTCATTTGCCAGATCTCTTATTGTTCCAACGGTAAAAAAATGAACTTGAGCTGTTCCTTGACCAAGGTTTTTTATACCCATTACCGAACTTTCAAATGGGACAAGTTGCAATCCATTAGCAATCTCTTTTTTAACCCCAGCTAACGATTGTTCTACTGGTAAGCCTTTATTTTTAAAGTAATTAGCAATTACTTTCATTATTTGAATTTGTTCAATTTGACTGTTTGCATCTGCTAGGCCGCCCTTTGCCATAGCTTGAGCTGCTGGCATAGGAACTCCCTGTGGAGCATCCGTTGCTTTAGCAAGACTTTGTGCCTGATATGTTGATGTATCAATTAGACTGTCAAAGAAGCTCATAAATGCCTTGTAAAATAATTTATCATATTATGGTCACCGTTACCGTCCCTACTCTAGCTGTGGCTGACACTCCGTATAAATAAGAAATATAGGGTACAACAATCTTTAAATTTTCGCCAACTTGAAATACAGTACCGTTTGGCAAATTGTACCCTGATGTGGGTAATTTTAATAGACTGATACCGTCTGCTTGCAAGGGTACAGTTGAGTCTAATTGCGTAAAATAAAGCCTTAAAACCCCAATAAGCTGGGAAAACTGCTGTTGATCGTATTCGAATGGCGCAAGCGGAAGAGCTGGCGCACGGAATTTTTGCATTCCCATTATCTGTGCCCATCTGGTCTGCCGTCTACTCTAGGGCTGCCTAACTGCCATTGAACCCCTAATTCCGTAGATTCAATCTCAATTGCCATCTGCCGTGCCCTAGTTCTCATAAAGATTTGATCTGTATAAACATCTACAGAAGTCTGGATAACTCGTTCGGAGTCTATATTGGAATAAGCACTGCCAGGAAAGTTGCGGGGTTTTATGTACATATTAACCGCAGGTAAAGTAGCGGTTGAACCATCAAAACTAAGGTCAGGGATAATACGTTTGGTTAGGATAAATTCGTCCCCATCTGCAAGATCGGAATCCGAAGAAGCTATATAAGACACCATTGGCAAAACATTATCATCCACGCCTTGTTCATGATTGTAAATAACGCTAGAGGCGGTTATGCTGGTCTGCACAACTAATTGAGAAATATTAATAGTGTAAGTACCTATTCCACCTATGCCCGTACCCAAGGCGGTAATTATAGTGCCCGTAGCAACTCCCGTGCCGCTAATAACACTTCCCACCTGCAAAATGCCAGCCTCAACAGCTGTAACCGTTAAAGTTGTACCTGTAATAGATCCAGTTACATAAGTTCCTGTTAGTGCTTGAGGATATGGTCTAAGTGAAGAGTCAGACCATGCGGTGCGGTCAATTTTGCCGTAGTACCATATTTTTTCTAGATGATTAAATATGACATAAGCATTATTGATGTTACTGTCTGCTGTTGGATAGAACCACCAAACCTCATTCCAACCTTCATTAGTGCCAGAAATAATTTGGTCAGCCTGATCGTAGTTTAAATTTCCAAATACATGATTTCTAAGGCTGCAGGGCAAAGTTTCAACTCGTCCACTATAAGCATAAAATTTATCATGTCCGAACCAATATGCTACGTTATTAACACCAACTACCGAGCGTGGGCTAAGAATAGAGATGTTGTCAGAAAGTTCTGTTAAACCAAATACATCGGCTGTCCCCAAAAACTGCAATGAATTTAACGTGCCATCTGTAAATACAAGGATTTCTTGGCGGGTTGCAAGAGCACAAACAATTTCAGAACCACGGGAAACTCGCAAAAATCCTGCTGAATTAGTGACTAGCGGTGTCCAAACATTGGGCTGATCTTGCGTTGCCCAGCGAATTAGCAGTGGGTCAAACGCTCCACCACCATAAGGGGTGCAACCAAAAGCTAGTAAATGTTTATCGTTTTGAGACACCAAAACTTGCGTAGCTTGAGTAGGTACATCTGAAGGGACTACCCCGCTAATAGTTGTAGTTGCTAAAGGTGTGGCTGGAGTTGCTAACCCGTCTACGTATTTCCAATAATAAATGGCACCTTTGCGAATATTGGCTACCATGTCGTTATCAAAGTTTTGTATAAACCAATCTCGCTGAGAAACAAACACAGGGGCAGATGCGCCAGAACCCCATGAACCACGACCCCATGAACCTGCTCCCCATCCATAACCTGCAACTGCAATATCATTTCCTACATTAATTTGAAATTTGGCTGTAATATTTGTTCCACCGCCAGTAGTCGAAGATGTGGCTGCCGTAGCAGCGGTAATCCTAAAAGAGTTTGCATCTACATAGGTAATAATAAATTCAGTATTAAGGTTTGGTGCTGTAATACCACCAACTGCCACCGCACCAGAAAAAGTTACATAATCTCCGTCTATTGCCCCATGAGATGTAATAGCAACTGTAATGGTTTTAGACCCATTGACTGTGGTAAAACAATTATTAGTAGCTGGGCTAGTACTTGTTTGGCGTATTGGTGTAATGTCGTATAAGGTTTGTCCTGCATCAATATAAAGTTTTTTATTTGTGCCTAGGGCTAGATAATTATCTCCAGCGGTAGTAATCCAGTTAAATACTTGTCGACAAATTCCTACAACGGTAAATGTCCCATAACGCAACCAACCGCCTATTTTTTGTGGAAATCCAGAACGAAAGCGTATTTTGTCGCACTCATACCAACCGCCCTCATTGGAGTAGTTAGTTTGATCCCTGTTTAAACCTGGACGATATTGTAGTTTTTGTAGTGGCATACGGGTTTACCCTAATACTGACAATGCTTTCGCAATTTTGGCTTTACGGTCATCTAACCCAATCAAGCCACCATTAATACGTTTAGTCATTGTCTCAAGATCTGAGACATCTGCCAAGCTGTTTAAACCTTTCTTGTTCCAAAACCATCCTGCGGAAAGGCAAGCGTATCGTGGATCCAGCAATAAAGCAGGGTCAGCAAGAAGATTAACGCCAATACCAGATCCGCAGTTTGCATAATTTTCCTTGCCAGTTAGCTGAATGAGACCTCTGCCTAAGTACTTGGAAGCCTCTTCTTCGCTGGTATTGCCTAGTCTACCGTTATAAACCTTACCCGCTATTTTGGCTGGCTGGCGAGCATACTGGTCAGCTATCTCTTTAGTAGGGAAACGGCTAGACCAAGTTTTCATTAGACCTTCAGCGCTGTAGTTTAGGTTTTCTTGCAAAGTCTTGAAATTACCAGACTCATGAGCACACTGACCAATAAACGATGCTTGACGGATAGGTGTAGAGATGTCATATTTAGCAAATGTCTCCTCTAAAGGGGCAAGCCACTTGTGGTCAATACCCAGTTTGTCTAGCTGGTCATACGTCATTTTAAAGGTGTAGAGTTGTGAATCATTTGGTCTTTTGCTTGAGAGCTGGCAGAACTACCAAAATAAAAAGCAATAATGCCTGTCCATGCAGTTCCAAGAGATCCTAGCATTAACATTAGGGCATCGGAAGTCATAATCTTGCCAGACATCAACCCGATCAAAATGCTAAAGAACCCAACAGTTACCAAGATAGATAACACTGGTGGAACTATTGATTTAGTTTCTTTTTGTAAGTCACGGGCAGACGCGCGATCTTGAACGGCTAACTGTTCAAAATTTAAACCTAGTTGTTGTGCATGATCTTTTAATTCAATTTCTGCCTGTTTCAAACTAGCGATTTGGTCAGCGTTTAATTTACCGCTGTCAATAACATCTTGGACTTTATTTTCATCAACTCCCAATACTTTAGAAATTGCTGTGACAGCAAGACCCGCAAGAGGGCCACCCAAGCAAGTAGCGATAGTAGGTGCAATTTGTTTAAGCCAATCCATATTATTTACCCTTTATAGCCCCAAGTTAAATACCACGCAATTAATGCTGCAAGTGCAAAACAGTACAACTGAACTCTTCTGACCGCCTTAATATCATGTTGATATTCTTCATTGTCTTTTCTTTGAAGGTTTTCAATATCTAGTTTAATTTTAAGCACCGCTTCCCATTCTTTAGCGCCATACTTTCGTACAAAATCAATCTTTAATTTTGCCTCCTCATCGGAGATTTGCTTCTTATGCTTCCATGCTTCAAGCGCTTTAATCAGCGCTATTTCTTTCTTTGCTTCTGCTTCCCGTCTTTCCCGTAGTCTGTCTTGGGCTTTCTTCTGGGCTACCTCTAAACCATCTTGTTGTATGCCTTCAATGCTTTTGGACAAACCTTTAGAGGCTTCTCGACTTGCATCAAGACTCCCACTAAGAGTTTTTACTCCTTCGGATAAACCAAACGGATCGGGCATAAAGTTTCACTTACATTACTCCGCCACCAGCGGCAGGTACGGATGTCGCATGAATGGATATATGTTGCTTAAGGTTTAAAGGAGCATTGCAGTCTGAGCAGACATCGGCTTGTAACTCGGCTATATCTAAGTCGTAGCCACAAGCCGAACACACCACTTCTATTTCGTGGTGCGGCTCAATCAGTCCACCTTCTAATGTTCTTGCTTCTATAGTCTGTTTCATAATGATGTTTTACCAAATTTAACTTCGTTCCACACCCGTTCATGGCACCAGTAAATAAATGGTTTTACAACCATTTCTGTTGCCCCAATGCCAAGCGACAATACAAACTGCCCTGTAACCAAATAAGCAATGATGATAGTTGTCAGGGTACCGCAGCACCTATAGCTATAAGCTTTGACAATACTTCTGACAACGGTTTCATTCAATGCCCATCTCCTTGCGGATCTTGGTGGCGCTAATGTCAGTTATTGACTTATCAAACGATTCTTGCTCAATCTTGTAGCCAACATCTCTGCCATAAGTGATATTGACAATATTAGGCACAACTTGAATCTCATACTGCCCTTGGAACAAGGGGTCTAAATCACGCTTGATATAGCCCTTTACTTGCTCAATAGCAAAAGGATTAGATCCTTGCCATCCTTGGCAGTCACGAATCTGAATCACCACTTGCCCCGTTTTAGCAACGGCACGTTCAAATAGCGCTCTGTGACCTTCATGCCACGGTTGCCATCTACCTAACATCTGAACAGTTTCTTTTTGCCAGTTAAAGGTAGGTCGTCTGCGGTTTTCAATAATGTGGTTACCAATGAACTCAGCCCACTTCTCGCAGTTCTGTTCCGTCACACGGAAATCATAGACCTCTGGGGGAACGAATGCTTTATTGGTATCTTCAAAGCGACCAGCATCAATGGTATCCATCCAGATTGTCCAATCCGCCTTGAAGTTATTCCGCATCTCAACCAAAGGAGCAACAAAGTCACAGATCACATAATCACCGCCAGCAGACAAGGCAAACTCAGCCATGCGTAAAGATTGACGAATCCGCCCTTCTTTTGAAAAGTCCCAATCATTGTATTTCTTACGCACTTCATCAGCATTGAACCACTTTACTTGACAACCAAAGTTACCAATGTGTTCGTTCAAAGCACGAGCATAGGACATATCACCATGCTCTTCTAAATAGGTTTTTAACGCCTGCGCTAAGAAGGTCTTACCAGAACCTGGCAGACCCATGATGAGGATCTTTTTCAATTACGCTCCTTGGATTGTATTAGCGTTCAATTCAGCTTGAGTGACATCTAACTCTTCTTGAGTAGTGGCAGCGTTAATTTGAGCGCAGATGTCCTGATAGCGAACCTGAGCAGCTGCCACAACGGTAGCGTCATAGTGGCTGTCTGGGTTGCCGTCTGTCTCTAGGGCAGATTGCTGAGCAACTACCTGATTGAACTGACCAGCGGCTTGACCGAGTTGGCTGTTCTTGCGTGTTGGGATGTCGTAATCAAACACAGTCCATACAATTTCAACAGGGTCTTTAGAGCAGTCATAGACTGGTCCGTTTAAACCTTGACGATAAGGTACTGGTGTTGGTTTGATTTCAACTGCGTTCTTCCAGCCGTCTTGACCGACTGGTACGGGTGGCGTAGTGTCAATGCACTGTGCCATTTCGTTGTTTACTACTTGTACATAATATGCCATTTTAATGCTCCTTTTGTTGTTAATTTACTGCAATACCATAATTAGAATAACCATTTTGTGCAACAATAGACCACGAAGTTAAAGCGCCAATTTGTTTTGGTGAAGAATAACTTGTAGTGTTGCCAAGCCCTAGTTGACCAGAAGGGTTACGCCCCCATGTCCACAGGGTTCCATTTGTTTTGATAGCAGAACAAAAACCATAAGATGATGAAACTTGTAACCAATTTGTCAGCGCACCGACTTGTTTTGGGGAAGAATACCCAGTTGTATTGCCAAGCCCTAGTTGACCATTTGCGCCAGTTCCCCAAGTCCATAAGGTGCCATCCGTTTTTACTGCAATAGAATTATAGTACCCTGCTGAAACACTAAGCCAATTTGTTAATCCGCCAACTTGTTGTGGAGTAAAATAAGTTGATAAGTTATTTAATCCCAATACTCCTTGTGAACCATTACCCCAAGACCATAATGTTCCGTTAGTTTTAATTGCTAATGTATGAACGCCAGCAGCGCAAACAAAAACCCAATTTGTTGCACTACCGACTTGTTTTGGAGATGAGTAATAAGTGGTATTGCCTAATCCTAATTGACCATATTGATTTTTACCCCAAGCCCATAAAGTTCCGTCTGTTTTAATAGCTGTTGAATAACTTCTTCCGCCAGAAATAAAACTCCAAGTATTTAATGCGCCAACTTGTTTAGGTGAAGAATAGTTAGTGGTGTTTCCAATTCCTAATGCACCAAGAGAATTATTGCCCCATGACCAAAGAGTTCCATCGGTTTTAATTGATAAAGTATGGTATTCGCCAGCTGATATTTTATACCAAGTAGTTAAGGCGCCAACTTGCACTGGGGATGATTGCTGTATTGTATTTCCAATGCCTAACATACCTTGAGCGTTGTACCCCCATGCCCATAATGTGCCGTCTGTTTTTAATGCTATTCCAAAAAAACCAATTGGTCTTGCCCCTGCAACAGATGCCCAATCATTTAATGCACCAATTTGTTTAGGAGACGAGTAGTAAGTTAAATTATTTAACCCTAATTGACCATTGCCGCCTTGACCCCAGCTGTATAGCTTAATAGATGGTGGTACGGGCCAAGTACCAGCGCCTTTAGCTGCGCTTGCTGAGTTCAGCTTCCAGATGCCTGTGTATTGGGTGTATGGGTATGATATTGGCATATTAGTATTGAAGGGCTATTATTGCAAATGAAGATCCTGCTCTGCCTGTTAAATACCAAGTTGTTGCAGCGCCAACTTGTTTTGGGGATGAATAGCTTGTTGTATTGCCCAAACCTAATTGACCACCTAAACCATAACCACAAACCCAAAGTGTGCCATCTGTTTTAATAGCATAAAGAGTAGTATATCCACCTGTAACGGAAGACCAAGTATTTAAAGAACCTATTTGTTTTGGGGAAGAATAATTTGTAGTGTTGCCTAATCCTAATTGACCATATTGGTTTTGTCCCCAAGACCACATTGTTCCGTCTGTTTTAATGGCATAAGCATTATCTCTACCATTTTGAGTAGTAGACCAATTAGTTAATGCACCAACTTGAGTTGGTGATGAAATTGCATATGTTGAATTTCCTAAACCCAATTGTCCATACGGATTGTAACCCCAAGACCACAATGTACCATCTGTTTTAATGGCAAATGCATTTGCATAAGAAGCAGATAATTTTAACCAATTGGTTAATGCACCAACTTGTTTTGGTGATGAATAATTTGTTGTGTTACCTTGACCGATTTGTCCAGCAAAACCCTGTCCCCAAGCCCAAAAAGTTCCATCTGTTTTGATGGCATAAGAATTTCTACCTCCTGCTGCTATAGCCACCCAATTAGTTAAAGCACCAATTTGTTTGGGGGAAGAATAATCTGTGGTATTTATAAGACCAAGTTGACCGCTACTATTTAAACCCCAAGCCCACAGAGTTCCATCTGTTTTTAATGCAATTGTATGATATTGACCACAAGCAACTGTTGACCAAGTAGTTAAAGCGCCAACCTGTTTTGGAGAGGAATAACTAGTTAGATTACCAAGTCCTAATTGACCACCGCCTCCATCACCCCAAGACCAAAGCGTTCCGTCTATTTTTGTAGAAACAGAAAAACTAACACCCATAGATATACTTTTCCAATCAGCTGAAAAACCAACTTGTTTTGGACTAGAATAATTTGTTGTATTACCAAGACCTAACTGCCCAGAACCGTTTTGCCCCCAACTATATAAATAAGGTAAATAAGTGGGCGTAGTTGCAACCAAGGTGTTTAACCCTGGCTTTACAATAGCGTTGGCATACCGATAGCTCATTAACTTACCATTCTGATAGGTTGCTTGGTTACATTCAATTTAGACTTAATGCGGTCAAACGGGGCTGTCCAATCACCAAACACTTCTTGGCGGAATAGCGTCATACTATTATAGTAGGGTGTCTTATCACCGTCTAGGGCATACAGGAAGTAAGGCATAACTGGTGTTACCACCCATGTTTCAACGCCCATAGCAGCGGATAAGTGGGATACCGATGTGCAACTAGATATAACCAAATCGCAGGAGGCAATTGCATTTTGTGTATCTTCCCAGCTATTTAACGGAACCTGACGAACCCAAGGTGGACAAGCATCAACGCCTTCATCACGCTGGAGAGAGATAAACTCATACTCGTCAGACTTAACGGCATCGAACATCATTTCGTATGGAAACTTTTTATGGTGTTCATGCTCAAATGTAGGGTTGCCCTGCCAACGCAGACCGATACGCTTTTTGCGCCCTTTGATGGCGATTGGCTTGTCAATGTAGGGCGCACCCTTCAAGTCCTTTAATTCGTATCCTAGAGGTACTACAGCGCTCATACCAGCTACCCAGTAGTCATGGTATACCCCATACTCAGCGCCATGTTGCACCACAGCAGAAACGCCATCTAATTGGTTAAACATTGGTACAAGAGCGCCAGTGCAAGCAACCACAACTTTATTGCCACGGTCAGCGATGTCTTTAGCGTAACGAACTTGATGAATCTGATCTCCCAAACCGCCTTCTAAATAGAGCAGGATTGTGCCTTTTGACTTGCCATCCCATTGCTGGGTGACTGTCTCTGGGTGCTTGTTACCAAATACACCAACAAAACGACCCCTATCCATGAGCTGATAGCCCTTTTGAATCTGCCCTTGACGCAGTGCATACCAGCCACGGTTGTAAGCCGCACGATGGTTATTAGGTTCATTGGCTTCTAACTTTTGCGCTAGGCGTAGTCCTTCAACAAAATCACCAGATGTAGAAGCGGCTAATTGGAGGTCTAAGTCTGTTAACTCTGGAACTGTACGGGGTGTTGCTAACCAGAACTCAGGCTGGCAGAACGCTGCGTAGTGGTTCTTTAGTACATCTTTTGGTGACTCAGAATGCTGACGTGCCAATACAGGCTTAACATCGTGCATACCAGAGTAGCCATGTAAATTCTCATCGTCCTCTTTTACTGAGGATCCATCAATATTAGACAGGTCATAATCAAACGCTGGCAACTCCAAAAACTCATGGATGCGGTCTAACTGCGCCTTTGGGTTAGACAATAGGTCTTCGTACTCTACAAACAAGAAACACTCAGGCATGAACTGGTAGCCTTCTTGCAGTGAGATATATGCCGCCTTTAAATGGTCAGCAAGCTGTCCAGAGTGCATAAACTCATCTAAATCTTCAGGTTTGGCAATACGCACAAACGATGCCATACAGTCAGGCACGGAACGAACAGTAGCAATAATCTTAGGCTTATGCTGTAGCACTTGGCTCATAGCTTGCATAATAACGGGTACGGGCCAACCACGACCTTTATCAATAATCACAGGCTTATCAGTAGATTCGTAGAACGCATCAATCGTGCCACGCATAGTCTGCGCTAGGAGTTTGCGCTCTGGGTCATTTTCATTCAGTAGTCCAGCGGAGTGCCAAGTATTTGCAAGTCCATCTAAAGCATGAACCAACCCAGAAGTGGTGCTGACGTGCGTCTGCGGATTTTGGTTAAGGATTGCCGCCAAGACTGTAGATCCTGAACGTGGAATGCCTGATAAGAAGTGCAATGTTTTTTTCAAAACGTTATGTCCTTTATGTTGTTAAGCGGTTACTGCTATACCTACCACATAGTAGGTTCCTGCTGCGGCATTTAGCCAAGTGGTTAAAGAACCAACTTGTTTTGGGGATGAGTACGCTGTTGTGTTGCCTAAGCCCAATTGCCCATAAGTATTTTGCCCCCAACCCCACAAAGTTCCATCTGTTTTAGTAGCTGAGGCAAAATAATTTCCTGATGATACATTGAGCCAATTAGTTAATGCACCGACTTGCTTAGGAGAAGAATAATCTGTTGTGTTATTTAATCCAAGTTGACCAAAATTATTTTGACCCCATGACCATAATGTGTTATTTGTTTTTACTGCCATTCCATAAGAATACCCACAAACAACATTTAACCAAGTTGTTAAAGATCCAATTTGTTTTGGAGAAGAATATGAGGTAGTGTTTCCTAAACCTAATCTACCGTTTGCTCCATACCCCCAAGACCACAACGTGCCGTCAGTTTTAGTTGCTAATGCCCAAACACTTGATCTTGCAGTAGATATATTTAACCAATTTGTTAATGTGCCAACCTGTACGGGTGAAGAATAGTTTGTTGTATTTCCAAGACCTAATTGACCATTAGCGTTGTAACCCCAAGACCAAAGAGTTCCGTTAGTTTTAGTGGCAAGTGTGCAATATTCACCACCAATAACAGAAAGCCAGTTTGTTAAAGCACCAACTTGCTTGGGGGATGAATAATCTGTGGTATTTCCCAACCCAAGTTGTCCTTGAGCGTTTCTTCCCCAAGTCCATAAAGTGCCATCAGTTTTAATAGCAGCAGTATGAGAATATCCTATTGATACTTTAGACCAATTAGATAGTGCGCCAACTTGTTTTGGTGAAGAATAGTTTGTAGTGTTTCCAAGACCTAGTTGCCCTCGATTGTTTTGCCCCCATGCCCATAAAGTACCGTCTGCTTTAATAGCAAGAGTAGAAAATACTGTAGAAATGCTTGACCATGTGGTTAAAGAACCAACTTGTTTAGGCGAAGAATAGCTAGTTATATTTCCTAATCCAAGTTGTCCGTAGTTACTAATACCCCATGCATACAATTTAGGCGTAGGCGGAACAGCCCATGTACCAGAGGCAACGGCATCAGTGGCTTGGCTTGTTGTCCAAACGCCACCGTATTGGATGTAGGGTTGCGGAAAAAATGCCATATTATCCTAGAGCTATCGTAAAACCGTCACCACCAGATGCGGTGAACCAAGTTGTCAATGCACCAATTTGTTTTGGAGAGGAGTACCCCGTTGTGTTTCCAAGACCCAATTGCCCTTGACCATTAGATCCCCAGCACCACAATGTACCGTCTGTTTTTATTGCTAAAGAAAAAGCTGATGGCGTTCTAGGCAAAATTATTTTTGACCAAGTTGTTAAAGACCCAACTTGAATTGGTGAACTTTTTTGGTATGTATCACTGTTGCCTAATTGACCACTAAGTGCATTACCCCACATCCAAAGCGTACCATCGGTTTTAATTGCACCAGAAAATCCATTGTAATTGGCAGCAGCCACTCGTAACCAAGTTGTAAGTGCTCCAACCTGTACAGGAGATGATCTATATGCTGTGCTTGATGTTCCTAGTTGACCAAGGTTATTTTTGCCCCAAGCCCATAAAGTTCCGTCAGTTTTTGCGGCAATTGTATGATACCCTCCAGCGGATACATCTAACCAAGTAGTTAATGCGCCTACTTGTACTGGTGAGGATAAATTTGTTGTATTGCCTTGTCCTAATTGACCTTGACCATTGACACCCCAACTCCACATAGTTCCGTCTGTTTTGATAGCAAAAGATGCATTAAGTCCTGCAGAAACTTTTGACCAAGTAGCTAATGTGCCTACTTGCACTGGCGATGATCTATTTGTAGTATCTCCAAGACCTAACTGCCCTACATTATTTATACCCCATGACCACAGAGTGCCATCGGTTTTTATAGAAAGAGTAAATTGATATCCTGTAGCAACGCTAGACCAGTTTGTAAGCGCTCCAACTTGAACTGGAACAGAATAATTCGATGTGTTTCCAAGACCTAACTGACCAGTACTGTTTAAACCCCAAGCCCACAATGTGCCATTGTATTTAACGGCTACAGAGAAGTATCTACCACTAGATATATTTAGCCATTCAGTTAATGATCCAACTTGTTTAGGAGATGAATAATTAGTTGTATTGCCTAAACCTAAATCTCCATAAGTACCACGACCCCACGAATATAAATTGTAGGCGGTATAAGATGGTGCAGGAGCAGTCAGCGGGTTAAACGCTCCGTCCTGTAGCCAAGCTCCTGTGTAACGCAGGGACATATTAGGTTATCGCTTCAAAGATTGCTGTGTAGGTCAAAGCACTTGCAGTGCCTGATGTCACACCAACAGATTGATTCTCCGTGATATACAGATCAGTAGTTTTGTCAACTATGATGAGTGAAGCGTTTGCTGGCACAGAGATCTGATAAGAGATATATCCAATGACTGTAGCAGAACCGAATGTAGCGTTGTTACCTACACCGACTGTAGCGTATGCCGCAGAAGCTGTTG